CGAATGGGTACAAGAAGAAGGCCACCATTAAATACTGGAAGAAAGTAAAGGAGCAACTCGATGACTGAAGTAATGACTCAAGTAAGAGTATGGGATGATGGCAGCCAGTCATGGGAAAGTGGCTGGCTGTTGGTGTCTACTGATGAAGAGGCAGGTACTGCTGTGGTCAAGGAAGAACATGAAGTCCTTCCTGAAACACGTACCGTTGACTGGCATGACTTCACAACTATTGAAAGGACTGACTGATGATTGAGATGACTGAACTACAGGAGAAACAACTCGACGTACTCAAGCAGCGATGGGACAACGTGGGTGAACCATACTCACTGCCATGTGATGACTGTGTGATGGTCGAGGTGAGTAGCAACAGCACAGGTATGAAGATGACTCTCGGTATTGAGACCGATGGTCACTGTCACTCTTGAAAGGAGACAACGATGATTGACGAAGACTGGGATTGGATCCTCGCTGATGGTGAGGACATTGAAGATGCATTGGCTCAACTGAATGGAGACAACGATGACTAAAGGACCAACAAGAGAACAGAAACTTGCGGCATGTTCACACTACGATACTGAGGCATTTGATAATGCTGAGTGGGATTACAGATGCCCAACCCCTCCTGTCTCTAATGCTAACTGGCGGGCTGAAGACTGGATGAACTGGGTTGATGGTCAAGGTAGCTGGTTCAGAACAACCACAGATGCCTTCCCTCAGGGCCGCTTCGAGGGCATTGTCAACTTCACTGATGGTGAACAGATCACTGCACTGTATAAGTTCAGGAAGGATGCCTGCCTCAAGAACATGGTACGCAAGTACCCAAATGCTTCTGAGTATGAGGTTGTTGAGCATCCGGGTGATTTGAAAGGCCCATGTAAGTTGACCCGGTACAGGTACGAGCTAGTAAAGGTGTACGATGAGTGACCGATGATGTATGGGAACAACTGAAGACGTTCTCATTTTGGTGGGCCAAGCAGCAACTACCCAAGTTCAAGCATTGGTCCTACCATGAACTTGTCAATGAGGTGATCGTTGGATACTTTGCTATCCGTCACCGTCATGATCCATCGCGTGGCAACATCAACAGTTTCCTCAAGGCATCTATCTGGGATGTTGTGTACCGTAGCTATGCTGAACAGAGGGACATTCAGATCACTCGTCTTGGTCAGAGGCATGGCAAGAGCGTGCCTAGAAAGTACACTCAACGTCTTTACTTTACCGATGAGTTACCTGAATCCACCTATGAGTATGAAGATGAACCCGACACTGTGCTTCCTGAAATACCACAGGAATACAGAGAGATCACTGACCTATTACAGCGTGGTCTAACACAGCGTCAGGTTGCATGCTCACTGGGTGTCACTGAGTCACGTATCTCTCAACGCATGAGAGAACTTAGAAAGGAATTGAATGGAGAAAATAACTGACGTTGAAGTTGCCCTTGCCTTCAAGAGAATTGAGATCAGTAAACACTTGAGAGAGTTCAAGAGATTACAGAAGGAAGAACATCCCAAGTGTGCGTATGTAAAGAGGACTGTGCTGCTACTCAATGAGGAGGCGGTAGCACTGCAAGAATTGATTAACCAAGCTGAAAGGAAATAACAATGAGACTCAACACCCTCCCTCAACTAGGGGGAGTGGAGTTGTGGCGAGGGGCTTCCGTCATTGACGGGAGTCCTATTGTTTATATAGCCACGCTCTCCTCCTCCAACCGTAAGACAGGCAACATGATTCAGACTTGGATACTCCGACAAGACGTGTCACCTGTTGATGCCGTCAAGACTGGAGCAGATGAGTCTATCTGTGGCAACTGTATTCACCGGGCACAGGATGGACAACGGCGTTCATGCTATGTCAATGTAGGTCAAGCACCCCGTGCTATCTGGAAGTCATGGACCGAGGGTAAGTACCAGAAGGTAGACCCTCTTGACTTCGGTGCCTTCTATCACACTCACCGATCAATCAGGCTTGGTGCCTACGGTGATCCCGCTGCTGTCCCCTTCCAAGTCACTGACTCATTCATGGATTTCAAATGGCTTACCCGCACTGGATACACACATCAGTGGGAGTGGTGCGATGAGGAGTGGAGTGCCTATGTCATGGCATCAGTAGACAACCTAACCCAGAAGGAGGAAGCTAACTACATGGGCTACAGGACTTTCCGTGTTGGTGGTCCTGACGATGAGCCTACAAGTGACGAGCTTCTATGTTTGGCAGAGTCACATAACCTTCAGTGTCATGACTGTGGGCTGTGTTGCGGTGCCAAGAAAAAGTCAAAGAATATATTTATTAAAGCACACGGCAGTGGTGCTTCCAACTACACTGTCAAACTAAAAAGTCTTAATTGAAAGGAAGACTCAAATGGTTTCAACTATTCCCGTTCCGACTAATAACGTCATGGGTTCATGGGGCAAGGCATACACTACCGAGCAGGTCAGTCGCCTTGCGCCTCCCCCGGTCACCGATACTCACAAGCCTAGAGACCACCACCGTCTGTTCGACATGGTGTCCAATGCCCTTGGCCGTGCTGACTATGAACACTCAGAGCCAATGCACTACGTGGGCAACGGCAAGGTCAATGGTCAAGAAGCGCCTGCAAAGTTCATGACCGTGATGAATATCAGGCACACCTCAGTCACTGATGAGGTTGGTGGCATGACTATGAATCGTCAGGTGTTCATTCAGAACAGCTACGACAAGTCCATGTCCATCCAGTTGATCACTGGTATCGAGGTGTGTATCTGTTCCAATGGTCTCACATTCGGTCAGGTCGAGGGTACTATTCGACGCAAGCAGACCAAGAATGTTGAGGATGATATCTACAAGATTGTCTATGGTGGTGTGGATCAGTTGCTTGGTCAGTTCCAGACTCAGGAGGAGCAAGTCCAGTCGCTCCAACAAACTGAGATGACCAACCGCATGGCTGACCACATCATCATGGACAGTATGAGGGCTGGTGTAATCAACCCTGCCGGTGTCAAAGATGTGTGGGATAAGTGGGATAATCCCAACTACAGTGAGTACAAGGAACGCAATGCGTGGTCCCTTGTCAACGCATTCACTGAGCGCGGCAGAGGTCGCAGCATCTTCCAACGCCACGGGAGCAACAACAGATTGCTCGAAATTGTCAAGGATTATGCCCCTGAAGCATCACCCAAGACAATCACATCAGGTTATGATGATGACGTTGATCAGGTTAGACCTGTCTCCTCCGACTTCTGATCAACCAAATCTCTACATCTCCCTTTCAGTTGGCCCCCGTATCGGAAACCCCCTCCGATGCGGGGGCTTTTATTACATAAGGAAACAACTATGAAACCCAATGAAACTATGCAGAGAATGTTGGACTGCTTCAAGCGTGAACAAGTGATGCGATCCAAGGCCCGTGAGTTTACTAAGTCATGGAGAGAACTGAGTGGTACTGAGTTTGCTGAGTGGATTGCAATCGCACTCGACCGTGATGATGATCTTGATGAGTTCCTTGAACTGATGACTCATGCGATTGACAAGGTGAGACAATAGTTTATGCTCAGTAATTGATTGGAGGTAGATATGACTATCAAGGTGAGAGGTACATCGTTCCAAGTGGACTTTGTACATAGGGGTGTTCGCTATCGACGCAGCAGACCCACGATGCAGGAGGCTAAGGACTGTGAGATACATGCCAAGGCCAACCTGTTGCAGGGACTTGATCCCTTTCCTAATGAGACTCCTAAGGAGGAGACAAAGCAGGGTAAATGTTTTGGTGAGGTATCCCAACAAGTGTATGACCTAGTGTGGTCTAAGCAGAAGGATGCTCGCAACGCTAAGAATAGGATGATGCAAGTCAGGGATGATCTAGGTAATGAGACGTTGTTGTCATCAATCACCACCGACATCCTTGATCAGTACACCATCCAGCTTGAACGCTCTGGTAATTCTCCGGGCACCATCAACAGGAAGCTGTCCGTAGTATCCAAGGTACTCAAGCATTCTTATCGGCGTGAGGATCTGGATCGTTTGCCATACATCCCTCGTCAGGGTGAGCCACCATCTCGTTTCAGGTGGTACACCGAAGAGGAACAGCGGTTGATCCTTGAGGAATGTAAGCTCAACAACAACCCCGAGTTCTTTAGGTTGATTGTCATCCTGTTTGATACCGGGATGCGTATCAGTGAGGCTCTCGGTCTTACTCATGACAACATCTTGTTCGATGAGAAGTTGATTGTTCTTCATGAGGGTGAGACCAAGAACGATGGAGCTAGGTCAATACCCATGACCACCCGTGTCCACCGTCTACTCAGTCAGGTGGATACAAACAATTGGTTCTTCAGTATGAACTACGATGCAGCTTGTAAGGAGTGGCATGGGGTTCGATCAAGGATCGGTATGGGTAAGGGCGACATCCTCCATGCCATGAGGCATACCTTCTGCTCTCGTCTGAGCCAGAATGGTACGGACCTCAGGACAATACAGGAGTTGGCAGGTCACAAAGACCTTTCAACTACACAGAGGTACACCCACCTTAATACTCGCAAGCTCAAGGTTGACATTGAGAAGCTAGAGGCTTGCACTAACATTGAAGATTTGATACCGTGTGACACGAAGGCTGCTTGTGACACGGAACGTGACAGGAGCAGCAGTTGAAACAATCAGATTTAGAACAAGAAATGCTGGATCGTGGGCGAGAGAGATATCGCTCTAAGGTATCTCGTGCCACTGAGTTAGGTATCGAGTCCACTCACCCAGCCGGACAACAACTATTACAACACAGCGTTGTTGCCCTGACTGAACACTTCGAGGATTGGATACACCATGCTCGGACTTCATCAGGACGGCAGCACCGTGTCCTTCCTCTCGTTGAACAGGTGTCTCCTAAGGTAGCGGCAGCACTGACAGCCCGTGCTACCCTCGACTGCATCTCTCAGGGTAGGAAGCTCAACACCACAGCGGCAACCATCGGCGGTCTCATTGAGGATGAGGCCAAGTATGTGCTACTCAAGGATGAGTACACTGAACTATGGGCACAGATGAACAGGGTTCTTGACCGATACAAGTCAGCCAAGAACAAGGCCAAGTTCATTAACAAGACACTCAGGTTCCACGACATCGTCTTGCCACGCTGGACAACAGACGAGAGGATAAGGGTTGGAGTTGTGTGTCTTGAGTTGATGCGGCAGTCCACAGGATTGATTGAGATTGTTGCCCGCAAAGATCAGCATGGTAAATCACTTCAATGGGTTCAGCCCTCGGATGATCTACGTGCATGGTTAAAGGGTGCCCATGCTCACTTGGAGATGCTCAATCCAGTGCAACTTCCCATGTGTGTAGAGCCACTGCCGTGGACGAACGTGTTCATCGGCGGCTATCAATCTGATGTCATCAGGAGGCGGCCTTTACTCAAGACAACGGACAAGACTCACCTTGACACAGCGGCAGTTGCGGAAATGCCTAAGGTTTACCGGGCTATCAATGCACTCCAGTCAACACCCTTTAAGGTCAATGACTTTGTTATGAATACGATGGAGCATTGCTGGACCCGTGGACTTGAGGTTGACGGACTTGTCAGCTCTGATGATGAGCCGCTGCCTGCCAAGCCCCATGACATCAAGACCAATGCTGAGTCACGCAAGGCATGGAGACGTAGTGCAGCCCGTCAACACTTTGAGAATGAACGTAAGCAATCTAAGAGGCTACATGCTCTGAGAGTGTTGAGCCTTACAAAGAAATTTTCTGGCCAAAAATTTTACCAGCCAATGAGTATGGACTTCCGGGGTAGAGGGTATTACCAGCCCCACTTCCTTAACCCTCAAGGTCCATCCTTTGTCAAGTCCTGCTTCCTGTTCCACAACCCACAACGCATGACTGATGTTGGTGTCCAGTGGTTGTGCATTCACATTGCCAACTGCTACGGCCATGACAAGCTGTCGTATTCAGACAGGATCAAGTGGACTGAACAGAACAAGAAGATGATCATGCGTATCGGAAAGGATCCGATAGGCTGCATGGAATGGACTAAGGCAGATGATCCTTGGCTGTTCTTAGCCGCATGCAATGAGTTCTACAAGATGTCAACGACATCAAACTTCTACACTCACTTGCCTATTGGTATTGATGCAACCAACCAAGGCTTGCAGATATACGCCATCGTACTCAGAGATATCGAGAGCGCACTGGCAACCAACTGCATGCCATGTGGCTCACCTAATGATGTCTATCAGCAAGTGTGTGATCAGGTATACAAACTGATTGAGAATGACAACAGTGAGTATGCAAGAGGCTGGCGCAAGTTCGGACTCACCCGTAAGACTACCAAGCGTAGCACCATGACCCTCCCGTATGGTTCAACGTTCTTTGCGTGTAAGCAGTACACTGCTGAGTGGTTCTATAGTGAAGTTGCTAAGGGTAGAGAGAACCCCTTCGGTGAGGAGACCTACACTCCATGCAACTGGTTGGCTGAAAGAATATGGGAAGCCATCAGCATGTCCGTTAAGGCAGCACGTCAAGGCATGGACTGGCTTCAGTCGGTCGCCGCCATCTGTATAGACAACGGCGTTGTGCCTCAATGGACTACACCTCTCGGTCTTCCAGTACGAATGCATTATGAGAAGCAGTCACATCTCAACATCAAGACCAATGTCTTTGGTGTGATTAGGCAGACAAGAATTCGTAAGGATAGTGGTGACCCATCAAAACGAAAGTCAGTCAACTCAATGGCACCTAACTGGGTACATAGTTATGATGGCATAGGTGGACTGCTTGGTGAGTCAGTCAATCTTGCACTCGACCATGGTGTCCATGACTTCATGGCTATTCATGATGACTATGAGACACACGCACCACACGTTGCCACCATGGCAGCAGCAGCAAGACAAGCAACAGTAAATATATTTTCAGGAAATGCATTAGCAGATACTCATCGTGAGATGTCTGTTTTGTTACCATCTGGGGTGGACCTACCAGAGCCACCACCTCAGGGCGATCTAGATGTATCGCAAGTTCTAAAGGCTCAGTATTACTTTTCATGAAAGGGCTATAACAATGGCACAGAAAAACTATACAACTCCACAGGGCACAGCTATCTGGCCGAAGATCTCTAAGCCAGAGACTAAGTTTGATGCTGAAGGTGTCTACGAAACTCAGCTTCAACTTGGTGCTGAAGAGGGTGCGATCTTCCTGTCGAAGCTGGAAAAGAACCTTGAAGAATGGCACGACTCTGAACAGAAGAGAGTGGGCAAAAGCATTCAGAAGTATGCACTTCCTCACAAGAAGGACATGACCCAAGAGGGTGAAGAGACTGGTGATCATCTCTTCAAGTTCAAGCTCAAGGCCATGGCGGGTAAGCCGGGTAACAAGTGGGAACAGAAGCCAAAGATCTTTGATAGTGCTGGTACTCCGATCAAGTCAGAAGACATCTCTATCGGCAGCGGCAGCACGATCCGTATCGGCTTCAGTATTCACAAGTGGTTTAGCCCCTCACTTGGATGCGGTCTGTCTCTTCAACTCAAGAGTGTTGTGGTTGATGAGCTTGTTGAGTTTGGTGGTGACTCATTCGATAGCTTTGGGTTTGACAAGAGTGAAGGTGGCTTTGTCCACACAGCAAGTGATGACACCAAAGTGAGTGAAACGTTTGAAGAAGGTAACAGCGACTTTTAAGTACACTCTTCCTGTGGTGCCTGTCCCTGCCTCAAGACCTAGAGTCACCCGGCGTGGACATGTGTACTATGGCAAGAATTACAGCAAGTTCCGCGCTGAGGCGGCAGCAATACTAGGAGCATGGGACGCGCCCTGTATGCTGCCCCTCACCGGAACGCTGCACCTTGATGTAACTTTCTATTGCCCCCGACCAAAGACAACCAAGCGGCTGTCACCTCGTGGGGACATAGATAACTTTCAGAAGACACTTGATGTCTTCAACGAGGTCTTGTGGAGAGACGATGACCAAATAGTTTCTGTACTCGCCAAGAAGGAGTACAGCGATCAACCAAGAATTGAACTGGAGGTAACTGAATATGGCTGAGTTCGTTCGACACGAGCCATGCGAGAGATGCGGAAGTAGTGATAACCTAGCTGTGTATGCAGATGATTCAACTTATTGCTTTACTCCGGGCTGCACAAACCGGAGTAAGGGAGATGGTTCCTATGTGCAAAAGGAGACAACTAAAATGGATATGATTGATGTTGATTTTATCCCGTTGACTAAGCGGGGCATCAAGATTGAGACCTGTAAGAAGTGGGGATATGGTTCTTCCACTCACAACAACCAGCCTGTACAGGTGGCGAACTACCGTGACAACAAGGGCATCCTCAAAGCCCAGAAGATCCGCACAGCCAACAAGTCTTTCCGATGGCTTGGTGACTCAAAGGCTGTGAACCTGTTCGGTGAACACCTGTGGGAAACCAATGGTAAACGAGTGATTATATGTGAGGGTGAGATCGACGCACTAAGCGTCAGTCAGATCCTTGACAACAAGTGGCCGGTTGTGTCTATCCCCAACGGTGCATCCTCTGCACCCAAGGCAATAACCAAGAGCCTTGAGTGGCTTGAGACCTTTGACGAGGTGGTTCTTTGCTTTGACCAAGACGATGCGGGTCGTGCAGCGGCCAATGCCTGTGCCCCCTTGATCACTCCCGGTAAGTGCAAGATTGTTCATGGCCTACCCGAGAAGGATCCGAATGACTGCATCATCAAGGGTAAGCACAAGGAACTGAACCAAGCACTCTGGGAAGCCAAGACCTTCCGACCTGATGGTGTTGTCGCAGGCAATGAACTGTGGGACCACATCAACAAGCAGGATACTGGCTGGTGTGTTGAGTATCCTTGGCAGGGGTTCAACGACAACCTCCTCGGTATGCGTGGTGGTGAACTTGTGACCCTTACCGCAGGTACAGGTATCGGTAAGTCATCGGTCTGTCGTGAGCTTGCCTACCAGCTTGTCCTTGATGGTCACAAGGTTGGCTACATTGCGCTTGAGGAATCAGTCAAGAAGACTGCTGAATGCTTGATGGCTCTGCACCTCAACATCCCTTACACCAAGTTCGACGAGGTTCCTGATGAGAAACGCAAGGAAGCATTCGACGAAGTATTGGGTGATGGTAACCTCGTCCTCTATGACCACTGGGGTAGTCAAGATCCTGCCCGTCTCCTTGGTCAGGTCAGGTACATGTGCAAGGCATTGGGATGTAAGTTCATCTTCCTTGACCACCTGAGTATTCTGGTCAGTGCCCTTGAAGAGGGTGACGAGCGGCGCATGATCGACAACACCATGACGAAGCTCCGCCAGTTGGTGGAGGAGACTGATGCTCATTGTGTCCTTGTGTCTCACCTCAAGCGTCCTGATGGGCGAGGACATGAGGAAGGTGCAGCCACTTCACTCAGTCAGTTGCGAGGCTCACATGCAATCGCCCAACTGTCTGATGCTGTGATCGGTTGTGAAAGAAATCAGCAAGATAATCTGGAGGCTCGGAACACAACTATCCGAGTATTGAAGAACAGGTACGCAGGAACCACAGGGGTTTGTTCTACTCTGGAGTTCAACCCTACAACTGGAAGACTTAACGAATACACCAGCCCATTTGAATCGGGCAACTGAGAGGAGAAGTAATTTGTACCAGCTAGTATTTGATATTGAGACCAATGCCATCATGGATTGGGCAGAGCTTAGTGATCTCCATGTAGTCCACTGCATCGCTATCTGTGATGTGGCTAGTCCTGATGTTGTCGATGTCTACTCAGACAGCTATGACAATGGGTGGAAGATTGCAGATGGAATGCACAGGCTCAGTCTTGCTGACCGATTGATCGGCCACAACATCGACAAGTTCGACATCCCGGCACTCAAGAAGATGTACCCATCTATGCCGTTGAGTAACTGTGCCACTGTTGACACCACCCTTGCAGGAAAGATTATGCAGCCCGATGCTATACGCATTGACTTCCAGAATGGTGACATGCCTAAAAAGCTACGTGGCCGATACTCCCTTGAGGCTTGGGGCCACCGGCTTGGACTGTTGAAGGGTGACTTCGGCAAACAGACTGATTGGTCTGAGTTCACTAACGAGATGGCTGAGTATTGTCGGCAGGATGTAAAGGTCAACCTCGCTCTGTGGAATAAGATATCCATCGACTTCAAGCCTGAAGTGTACGCAGTTGAACGTGACTTCAGGGACATCATCCTCGAACAGGAAGCCAACGGTGTCGCGTTTGATGAGCAGGCTGCATATAAGCTGCACTCAGAATTGATTGGTGAGAAGGTAACCATGGAGGCAGATCTTCAAGAAATCTTCCCTGCTCAAGACGAGCCAATGAAGACTCCTCAGTATTACATTGATACTGAAACCAAGGAAAGGTATGCACGTAAGAAGGACGCAACCTATCCAGTACAGAAGCGTCTCAAGGCTGGTCCCCTCCGCCGCCGGGTTGTTCCCTTCAACCCCGGCAGTAGACTTCAGATTGCCAACGCTCTCATCAAGATGTATGGGTGGAAGCCAACTGAGTTGACGGGCGATGGCAGGCCGAAGGTAGATGAGTCAGTCTTGTCATCCCTGCCCTACCCAGAGGCCAAAGTATTGTCGAGGTATCTCACTATCGGCAAGCGCATCGGTCAGCTTAGTGAGGGCCGTGAGTCATGGCTTAGAGCTTCTAGGGATGGACGCATCCATGGGTATGTGAACACCCTTGGTACGATTTCCTCTCGCTGCTCACACTCAAGACCGAACCTTGCTCAGGTGCCTGCTATCGGATCTCTTTGGGGTAAGGAATGCCGTGAACTGTTCAAGCCTTCACCCGGAATGGTGATGGTTGGTTGTGATATGTCGGGCCTTGAGTTGAGATGTCTTGCTCATTACTTGGCTAGGTGGGATGGCGGCGAGTACATCAAGATCTTATTGGAAGGTGACATCCATCAATTCAATGCAGACAAGATGGGCATTGAACGTGGTCCCGGCAAGGGCGTGATGTATGCCACTCTCTATGGAGCTGGTGATGTATTGGTGGGCAAGCTGGTTGGTGGTGGTCGCCGTGAAGGGCGCACTATGAGGACCATGCTTGAAGATGGTATTCCTGCACTCAAGAAGTTGAAGTCAGCCATCGCTAACCGGCTCAAGACTCAGGACTGGCTGCCTGCAATAGATGGCAGGAAGTTACCCATCAGGTCAGAGCATTCAGCACTTAACCTACTCCTACAGTCAGCCGGTAGTATACTGATGAAGAGATCCACTATCATCATGGATGAGTACATCAAACAAAACCAACTCTCAGCAAATCAAATCATGCACGTTCATGATGAGGTACAGTTTGAGGTTTTAGAAAGTGAGGCTGATGATGTCGGAAGGATTGCGGTACAAGCGATGCGTGAGGCCGGTGAACCCTATGAGTTCAGATGTCCTCTCGACGGAGAGTACAAGATCGGATCCAACTGGGCCGAAACCCACTGAGTTGGCTTGGCTTGCTGGCATAGTGGATGGAGAAGGTTATGTCTGCTACAAAGACACGCCAGTTGTTCAGGTTGAAACCGTTACGCCAGAGCTGGCTGATGTGCCCGCCTCAATGTTTGGCGGCAGCGTCATCATCAAACAGCGCAGGGAAGCAAATGTGTACAGGTGGAGTGTGTATGGGGAGAGGGCATTGAATGTTCTTTCGCACATACTTCCTTACCTCACATATAAAAAAGCTCAGGCAGAGATTGTTCTTCATTCTGGTAAGTACCCACCAAAATCAGCCATGAGACAATCAAATATAGACAGGCTTAGTGACCTGAGAAAGAAAAGATATAATGGAGTCGCTTGATTACATACCAACAACCTCACTATTAAAAGAGCTGCGAAAAAGGCATGACACCATGGTGTTCCTTGCAGCAAGCAATAGGACGAGCAACGTCGAGGATGTGACGGTTGCATTTGAAGGTCCGTTTCATTCGGTATTGGGTCTTGTTGAATTAGGTAAGTGTGCAGTAATGAATGGAATCAGTAATGACGAAGACAGCTTTAGTGATTGATGGAGACATATTCCTTTGGGAATGTTGTCTATCAGCAGAACAACCATTTGATTGGGGTGATGACCTTTGGACCCTCCATGCAGATGCTCAGGAAATACGTCTTAAACTAGACATTGCCTTTGCCTCTCTCAAGGACAAGTTAAACGCCACCACCATGGCAATTGCACTCACTGGCCCTACCAATTGGAGAAAGGAAGTCCTTCCTACCTACAAGGCCAATCGTAAGAAGACACGCAAACCTGTGGCGTTCTTCGCCATGAAGGAATATGTCAGGGAGACCTACACGACCTTTGAGATACCTACCCTTGAAGCTGATGATGTGTGCGGCCTCCTCATGGGACGACAGTTATGGCAGAGTAAGTTTGAAAGAGTGGTTGTCAGTGCTGATAAAGACCTCCTTCAAATCCCCGGCCTTCACTACAACCCCAACAAGCCGCACGAAGGTATTTCCAAAGTCACTCCTGAAGACGGAACATATAACTTTATGTACCAAGCACTCACGGGTGACGCTGTTGATGGCTACTCAGGCTGTCCCGGTGTTGGACCTAAGACTGCTGAACGCAAGCTCAAGCAAGCTGACCCCAAGGACTACTGGGATATTGTCCTTGAATCCTATGAGGATGCAGGACTCACGTACGAGGATGCTCTGCAACAGGCACGGGTTGCTAAGATCCTGACAACTAAAGATTACAATTTCCAGACAAATGAGGTGATACTATGGGAACCAAAATGAATCGAGATCAACTACTGAGGGCACACCGCCGTCTCTGTGAGAAAGCAGTGTGTCTGATGGAGCAAAAGAACCACGACTACAGTGGGGGCAAGGCGGCTGAAGACCCCTTCCTTAACTTTACTCGGGTAGAGAAACTAGGGATCACAGACACCAAGAGGGGTTTTATGGTGAGGATCACCGATAAGATCTCCCGTCTGATCACCTTCATTGACACTGGTGTGTACAAAGTTCCCGACGAAAAACTGGAGGATACGGTACTTGACCTAATCAACTATGCGATCCTTTTGTATGCATACGTTCAAACAGAGACAGGAAAGGATGAGTATGAGGAAAATTCCAACGGTTGATGAGACCCTCATTGAAGCACTTAATGAGCGTGTTCCAGAGAGATGTCCTGACCCTAGCTGGTCTGAGCGTGAGATCTGGATATATGCAGGCAAGAGGGAGCTTGTCAAACTACTCATCAATGAGTTCACCCTTCAAAAAGATAACCTAGTAAAGGAGTTGTGATATGTGTATTGGCGGATCACCGAGCCTCCCACCACCACCTCCCCCTGTGGCCCCTCCGGCACCACCTGCACCTATTGTGATTGCCCCACCTCCAATGCTCCCACAAATGCCTTCACTGAAGAATGAGCAAGCCCGCGCTATTAACCCCACCCGCAAGCGGCGTGGAAATCAAAGACGTGGCAAAGCAATGTTGAAGATCCCGATGAATACATCAGGTGGAGGTCTGAACGCATAATGCAGACACTTAAAAACACATACCTTAAATGTGCTGGTGAGCGCAACAACTACCTCGAAAGGGGTAGGGATGCCAGTGCATTGACTATTCCTACGATCCTCCCAGAGGAGGGTAAAACTGCAAGCCGCCGCTATGGAACCCCTTACCAGAGCATAGGCGCACGGGGTGTCAACAACTTGTCATCCGCCCTCCTCCTCTCACTCCTGCCCCCGAACGCACCCTTTTTCCGACTTCAGTTGGATGAGCAGACCGAACGGGAGTTGGAAACTCTTGATACCAATATCATTACTGAAGTTGAGGACTCTCTCGCAAGTATTGAGCGATCAATGATGGATGAGATTGAGCGATCTGGTGTACGTACCGGACTCTTTGATGCTGTCCGCCACCTGATCGTCACAGGGAATGCCTTGCTGTATTTCCCTGATGGCGGCAACATGCGTGTGGTACACCTTGATCGTTATGTAGTTAAGAGATGCCCCCTCGGCCATGTGAGGACAGTGGTCCTTATGGAGAGCGTATCTCCCTCAATGCTCCCTGAGGAAGTACGCCCCGCCGTGGGGGATGAAACCTCTTATGATGATCACATTGACCTCTACACCGGGATGTTCACCCGCAACGATGGCAAGGTTGAAGTCTTTCAGGAGATTAATGGCGCAGAGATTGAAGGATCTCGTCGCGTCATGGATGCTGATGATGCTCCCTTCATCCCCTTGAGGATGTCTAGAGTTGATGGTGAGAACTATGGACGTGGTTATGTTGAACAATATATGGGTGACCTGCAATCTCTTGAAGGCTTGACTAAGGCTATCGTTGAGGGCAGTGCAGCAGCGGCCAAGATCCTATTCTTGGTGAACCCAAACGGAACAACTAGGGCACGGACACTTAGTGAATCCCCAAATGGTGCTATTAGAGAAGGATCAGCCAATGATGTCAGTGTGCTTCAAAGTGGTAAAGCTGCGGATTTCTCTGTTGCACTCAACACCATGCGAGACATTCAAGAGCGTCTCGCGTATGCATTTCTGCTGGTTGAAGGATCAATACGTAATGCAGATCGAGTTACGGCAGAAGAAGTCAGGCTAGTCACCCAAGCAGTCGAGAGACAGTTGGGTGGTATTTACAGTATTCTTAGTCGTGAATTGAGTTTGCCCTTGGTGAACTTGGTCATGAACAAGATGAAGTCTGAAGGTTCACTACCAAAGATCCCACAAGATAAGATTAAACCAGTGATCATTACAGGTATTGAAGCCCTCGGGCGAGGTAATGACCTCAACCGACTTGATACATACTTAGCAGGAATCGGCCAGATCCTCGGTCCCGAGGTGCTTCAAACCTACGTTGATGTCAGTGAATATCTAAAACGTAGGGCCATGGCACTAGGTATTGATACAAAGGGTCTGGTACGATCAAACGAAGAATTGGCCGAGCTACAGCAACAGCAGCAGACGGCTCAACAACAACAAATGATGGCTCAACAAATGGCTCCTCAAATGATGGAGCAGACTCAAGGAGAATAAATGTCCGATTATCAGAAGGTAGAAATTCAGGGAGAAGTAGCTCCCGCAATGAACCCAGAACAGGCTGCAAGTATTGAGCAGGAAGCCGCGCCGGAAGTCACGACCCCAGAAGTTACCCCTCAACGACCCGAGTGGTTACCTGAGAAGTTCGAGACACCGGAGGCAATGGCCTTTGCATACAAGCAACTTGAACAGGAGTTCTCAAAGTCAACTACACCAGAGACTGAAGAACCAGTCCAGACATCTGGAATTGGTGCCGACACCTTTGCCGCCCTTTCAGAAGAGTTTGACCAAACGGGTGATGTGTCAGAAATGTCTCGCCAAAAACTGGCGGAGTCTGGCATCCCTCGTGAATTCATTGATGAGTATGTCCAAGGCCAAAAGCAGATGGCTGAATCAGCTATTGCTGAGGTGTATCAGACTGTAGGTGGTGAAGAAAAGTACAAGCAGATGCTTACTTGGGCTTCTCAGACCATGAGTGAAGATCAAATTGATCTGTTCAACGAGATGGTTGCGGGATCAAAACAAGAAATGATGATGGTAATCAACGGGCTTCATGCACAGTACATTCAGTCTGGTGCAAACATACCCACAACTCCCCTTGTACAGGGTGAGACATCATCCTCAATGGCTAGTGGTGCAGCATACCAATCACGGGCACAATTGACTGAAGCCATTGGTAACCCGCTATATAAGAAAGACCCGGCTTATCGTGAAGAGGTCTACCGCAAACTGCAAAACTCTAACGTCATCTAGGAGATTCTAAGGTGGAAAATAAACCCGGTATTAAAACAACAGAATTCTGGCTCAGTGCCACTGCCGCAATTGTAGGTACACTTGTAGCCGCTGATGTCATCCCAACAGAGGGACCATGGCTACAGGTTGTTGGACTTGTGTCTGCTGCCCTTGTAGCTCTTGGTTACACAGGAGCGCGTCTCAACCTTAAAGGTAAAGAGGCTGAGTCTGCTCAGTATGAGGATGACTCTAAGTGAATGGAAGGGGTCCACATGTATGCAGCTATTTCAGCCATCATCATTGCGATCCTCACTCCATTTATTGAATTACTACGTGAACACAAAACGACTGCTACTGACGTTGTCCCTAATCCTAAGCGCAGTGCTTGGGATGAACGGGTGCGGAAGTTCAAGAGTCGTATTCGTGGATGAGTCCGATGGACTTGTCCGCTTAGGCTCCGATGTTCGGGGCCATGTATGGTATTGGAATGGTTCCACATGGGAACTGTCCTCTAATCCTGTCAAGCTGCCCGAGGGGTGGTACGCAGGATCAATCGGTGCTGAAGAAGAACCAGATAACTCTGGCCCTGCTGCGGTGGGACAACCTTAGAATTCTCAACTTACTCAGCCCAGTCAACTATTAACTTTTAATTACAAAGGATCAAGAACATGTCTGACGGAAGACTTTTCTTTGACCCGGTTACATCACGACTGGGTCAACAGAACCTTGCAGGAGATGCCAATGCATTGTTCCTGAAGGTTTTCAGTGGAGAGATTCTCCAAGTTTTTGAGGAAGCTAACATGATGCTGCCTCTTACCAGTACTCGTAACATCAGCAGCGGCAAGACGGCAACGTTCCCCGTGGTCGGTGTCGCAAGTGCCAAGTATCACACTCCCGGTGAGTCAATCCTGACTGCTGGTACGGATACTACGAGTACTCCTGATGCAATCGCTGATGTGAGTAAGTACCTGTCTGCTATCAAGCACACTGAACGTACTATCTCAATTGATGGAATGCTTGTCTCAAGTGCCTTCATCCATGATATTGATGAGGCCAAGAACCACTGGGATGTTAGGTCCGCCTACAGCACCCAGATTGGGCGTGAGCTTGCTTACACCACCGATAAGGCTCTTATCAGGACTGTCATTGCAGGGGCGCGAGAAAGTACTGACCGCTTCGGTGGAAGTGATGCCAAGTTCCTTGGTGCCACGGTTGATACTGCTGGAAGTAATAATGCGTATACCGCTGAAGAGCTTATTGATGCTGTCGCCTCAGTCGCTCAGAAGATGGATGAAGCTAACGTTCCTGCTGAAGGTCGTTACTGCATTCTCAACCCTGAACATTACTACCTGCTGGTGAAGAGTGGCAATGCAGCCATTAACTCCGACTTCGGTGGTATGGGTTCGATCGCTACTGGTGAAGTGGCTCAGATTTCTGGCCTCCGACTCATGAAGTCAAACCACATCCCATCAGCAAATGAGTCATCGACTCAGGATGGTCTCTTCGGCGATAACCTCATCAACAACGACCTGTTTGGATCAAACACCGGATACTCTGGTGCGAACTTCAGTAACACTGTTGGTGTGGCATTCCAGACAGAGGGCGTGGGAACTGTTAAGCTCCTCGATCTATCTGTTGAATCCGAGTATCAGATGGATCGCCTCGGCACCCTGATGATGGCTAAGTACGCAATGGGACACGGTATTCTGCGAGAAGAATGCTGCTTTGAGATTTCCAAGTAATCTCATAGTAAAAAGACCTTGAGTCTCCCTTTCGGGGCGGTCCACCTTCGGGTGGGCCGTCCTATTTTCTTTTAGGAGTAAACATGCCAACTAAAACGACTGAACTAGAAGCGGTCAACACCATCCTTTCATCAGTAGGTGAACCACCCATTGTCAGCCTGACTGGTAATCAGGGTGCAGACGCAACGATTGCCCGAAACATTCTCACAGAGATTTCTAGAGAAGTTCAGAGTCAAGGATGGCATTTCAATACTCTTTATGACCAGACGCTTTCCCCCAATACATCAAATGAGATTACTCTTGCTGATGAAGTATTGAGAGTAGACAACTACACAGGTCGTTCAGGGTCTACCACTATTGGTGGTCTCTCTGAAGACCGATCTGTTGTCCAGCGAGGTGACAGATTGTTTGACAAGACCCACAACACATTCACCTTCAACTCATCTATCCAGATGACTGTTGTGTACCTCTATGACTTTGAGGAAATGCCTGAGCCTGCTCGTCGCTATGTCACAATCAAAGCCTCTCGCGTCTTCCAAGACCGAATGGTTGGATCTCAGAAGTCTCACATGTTCACCATGCAAGACGAAATGAGATGCATGTCTACTCTCAAAGAGTTTGAGGGCGATACCGCTGACAGAAGCATCTTTGACAACAATGACGTGTTCAACATCGTCAACCGCAAAGGAGCTATGAGAAGGGGTGGTTATTAATGACACTGACAAACAACGATATCCCCAACCTTGTAGGCGGTGTCAGTCAACAGCCTGACTCAATGCGCCTAATCAACCAGTGCGAAGCACAAGAGAACGCTATCTCTAGTCCTGTTGAAGGACTGACCAAGCGACCCCCCACAGAACATATTAAAGAACTTGTTTCTTCTCCCGCCTCAGATCTTTTCATCCACCATGTGAACAGAGACAGCAGTGAACAGTATTTCATTGTGTGTGATGGCGGCAACGATGTGAACACCATCAAAGTGTTTGACATGAATGGTGTAGAGAAAACTATCAACCATGACCCAGAAGGTAATGCCCCTGAAACGGGCTTTGCCTACATGACAACAGCTACTCCCAGCACTTCTTTGAAAGCGGTAACAATTGCTGATGTGACCTTCTTTGTGAACACTGAGAAGACAACAGCGATGGCCTCCACTTTGTCCTCTTACTCAAGAGAGCTTAGTGCCCAACCAAATGAAGCCCTCATTGTGGTAAAGAGATCGCCCGGTACATTCTCTAAGTGTGAGCTGACTCTACGTATGGACAAGGTTGATCTGGCTCTGACTGACGGCACTGATGGCGACTTCGGTTATGGAAGTGATGCTTCAACCGCAGTCGATGCTATCTTTACTGCTGACAGGATTAGGCAGCTTTTTCACAATGGATCATTTAAAACCAAAGACACTGATGGTGACGGTGATATTGATTCAAATGATACGGCAGTCACAACTACATCGTCGGATACCACCTCAAACCTGAATGTTGTCTTCATGACTGCAAACAGACCATTCAATCTGACAGGGTCTGATGGTCAAGGAAACACCATACTGCAAGTGATCAAAGATGAAGTCACTAGCTTTGCTGACCTTCCTCCTATCGCCCAGCACAAAATGGTGATTAAAGTCATCGGTGACCCTGAGTCTAATGTTGATGACTATTATGTCAAATTCCAAACCGATGATGGTCTGGATGGACTGGGCAAAGGTAAGTGGATTGAGACCACAGTAGGAGGAATCAAGAACGTCTTTGATTTCACTACACTTCCTCACATTCTTGTACGCAGTGCTGATGGATCATTCAAATTCACGCAGGCTGATGGACAATTTGATGGCGGTCCTGAATTACCCATTACAAACTTCAAGTTCAGTGCGAGATCCGTAGGCGATCTTGTGACGAACCCCCCTCCAACATTCATTGACAGCAAAATCAATGGCATTGCTTTCTTCAAGAACAGACTTGTTCTTCTATCTGGTGAGAATGTTATCTTGTCTGAGGTAGGCGAATACTTCAACTTCTTCAGGACAACAACCGCCCAGCTATTGGACTCAGCAGTTATTGATGTTGCCGTTGGTGGTACTTCTGTCTCCAACCTTAGACATGCTATCCCCTTCTCTAACAGGCTTATCCTGTTCTCAGACACCTCACAGTTCAGTCTTCAGAGTGAAGGTTTCCTGTCTCCTTTTACAGCTTCAATCACCTCTCAGACTGAGTTTGAGATCACCCCCAGAACAAAGCCTATTGTCTCAGGATCCAACCTGTTCTTTGCTTTCCCTCGTGGGTCATTCAATGGTGTCAAGCAGTTCTACAAAGCCAACGAGATTGACATTCAGTTCGATGCTGTTGAGATCTCTGCCCAAGTTCCAAAGTACATCCAAGGTAATATCAAATCGTTTTCAGCAACAACGCACGAGAACATGCTCATTGCCGTGACCGACACTGATGACACCAGCATGTACTGCTTCACCTACTACCAAGGTGGTGATCAGAGGCTGGTTGCATCATGGTCTAAGTTCACATTCAGTGGCAACATATACTCCACATTCTTCCTTGATACGGAGCTATACATCCTGATCAAAAGAAATAACAAGCTGTGTCTTGAGAAGATTAGGATGGAGACTGGGTTGGTAGATATTGGATCTGATTACATGACCACCGTAGACCGCCGGGTCTATAAGGCAACAGGTTCCTACTCAGCGGTGACAGACAAGACTACTTGGACTGGGTTTGAGTACACGCCATCATCAGCTTCACAGGTGATAACCAATGCTGGACTACAGCTTCAGATTACAGACAGGGCATCAGGGTCTGTGAGCGCAAGAGGAGACCACTCAACAACACCTGTTTACATTGGTGAGCCGTACACCATGCGGTATGAGCTTTCTAAGCCAATCATCAAGACCAACAACTTCCAAGCTAATCAAACAATGGTTCCCTCGACCACGCAGAACAGAACGCAGATCAGATACATGACAATCTTGTTTGCTGACACTGCTGTGTTCACTGTCAGGGTCACTCCTGAGTACAACACAGAAAGCAGCTATGTCTTTACAGGCAGGCAGTTAGGTGACGGATCAGCTACTGTGGACACTGTCCCTTCCACTGATGGGGACTTCAGAGTGCCTATCTTTGCCCAGACTGACCGGGTAAAGATCGAACTGATCAACGATACTCCACTCCCCAGCAACTTCCAAGCAGTACAATTTGAGATAGAACAGACCTCAAGAAGAATGCGAATGCGGTGAATAAATCAACCTGCTGGGTACGCCCCTCAATACTTCCAGACATTAGTCGGCTTCACCCTCATCTCCGTCAGGAGGATAGGGATGAAGTTAAGGCAATCGGAGTACGTCCTAGAACTGCTCTGATGCAGGGTTATCTAAATGGACCCTGCTTCACTGGACTGTATGAGGACAGCATCCTCTGCATGTACGGTGTAGTTCCTAAAAGTGATAAAGGACGCATCTGGATGCTGTCATCAACGTTGGCAGACAATTACCCCATATCTATATGCCGCATTAGCAGGCGAGAAGTAGACAAATTTAAGCTCAATTACAGTGTGCTGTTCAACGTAGTTGATGAGCGAAACGAACTCACGATAAAGTGGCTAACTTGGCTGGGTTTTAGTTTCGGAGCAACACATTTAATTGGCAAACATAAACAACCGTTTAAGGAGTTTTCACTATGGCACTAGGTCTTTTTTTGGGACTGGGACTTGCCGCTGCTCAATATGGCATGTCAAGCTCTCGGGCATCAAGCCAAAACGCATACGCCCGTCAACTCCAGATTCAGCGCAACGAACAGTACAGAAGGAATGTTCAGTACCAGAAGGACTTGATGGCCTTCTATACCAGCCGGTATGAGCAGACAGCCGTCAACGCCAAAAGCGATGCAAACCAGCAGTATGCAACTGTGTTTGATGCCATTGGGCAGAGGCGTAAACAAGCGTTTGGAACAATTGATCAGTATGCCAAGCAGTCGGCAGCATCATCAGCCCGTTTCAAAGTAAGTGATACTGAAACAACTGGGCAGTCCAAGCAGCTTGCTCTTCAGGAGTTTGCCAATGTAGAGGCGCGTGCTACTGCAATCATCCATGACAACCTAGAGGGTGCCATGAGACAGTCACAACGTCAGCTAAATGCTATCAAGGCGACCACTCAGAACCGCATCAACCAAGCTATGCCCGCACCTATGCAGCCTATCTACCCCGGTGATCAGGTTCAGGGCGTGTATCAGCCGGGTGGATTGGACTTGGCCCTTGGACTGGGTAGTGCGTTTGCGTCCTCCTACACGGCATCAGCCGCAGGACTCGCGCCCGGAGTTGATGCAACCTTTTCTAACGTTATAGGGAACATGGCCTAATGACACAACTACCCAATTATCAAGTAAACGCTTCCCCTATTTCAAACTTTGAAACCTTTGGTGAAGCAGCACCCAGCGCACCAGCCACGGTTGAGGGCATGCTTGCTCCTCCCATTGATACGTACACTCCGACCATGAGACTCCTCGGGCAGCTCTCTAACACTCTTACCAGCTTCTTCCAAGAAGAGAAAGTAAGGGAGAATGAAACTGTTTATGAGTCAGCGCAGGCTGAAGCCATGAAGAACCAGAGAGAGATTGTTGCAGAAGCTCGTAAAGGCAACATGCTCAAATATGCTGATCTCGTTGACAAGGGTCTTGTGAGTCAAGATGAAAACCCTTGGGCTGCTGTGGGATCTAAGCGTGCCCTTGCCAAGATGAATGTTGAGCTGATTAGGAACAACCGCGACAAGAATATTGCCAGTGATTTTGCCAACAACACTGATGGTATTCAGGAAGGGGCAGACCCAACTATTTCTGTTGCCACCTATATGGCATCCAGAACCAACCCACTAGGGCTGAGTGAAGACATCCTCAATGATCACTACTACTCCATCAACTTTGAGAAAGAGTTCTCTCAACTCAGAGAGAGGACAACAACAGAAGTCATCGGGCTTAGAAACAAAAAGGCTAGGGAAGATACATCGAACGCCATCTTTTCAGATGTCCGTGTAGCACTCAACACACCAGATGAAGAGATCCCTGAAGGTTCTGTTGACTTTGATGGAAACCCAATCAAGCCAAGTACTTACAAGGATAGAGTTCAATCCATCATCAGTGACCCTCAGTACAGAGCCACTTTCGGAAACAAACAAGTTGTGACCGAGGTTGGAACGTATCTCATTGAGCTTGCTAAGGATGGCGATGTCCGGGCACTTGATGCACTCATGAACGTCAAGCTCAGTAATGGACAGACAATACTTGCTTCTGATGATGCAGTCAGTGCGGCCTATGGTCTTGCTGAAAGCACTATTTCAAGAGCTATGCAACAGCGATCAAGCTTCAATGCTGCTCAGTTCAATCGAGGAGTTAAAGCAGAGGCAGAAGCCAACGTCAGTGCGCTACTCGTCCAGAACCCTAACATGACACCCGCAGAACTAGCCACAAATTCTGATGCTCTTGGATATGATGCTCCCACCGGGAAGCTGACAGTCATGCAGCGTGACCGTGATGGCAACATCTACCCTGTAGACTTGGATTACAAAGCTCTCAAAGATCAGGCATTGGAAATCAAGTTCAGTAAGGACATTGAGAAGTTTCAGGTGGATGGACAGTTAGATCCTGTTGCTGCTGCCGTTGGTGCTATGGAACTAGGTATTGAACATTCTGACTATGTGAACCCTCGTATCCAAGGTGTATTCACAACGGCAATGAATGCCATGGGTGAAGGTCGGGACATGGGTGAAGAGGATGTCCAGACAATAGAGCAGGCATACACCTTATACCAGAACATGAAAGCATCCCCCAAGACCATCAACAAGTACCTAGACCCAGAGCAGAAGTCCACGTTCTTTCTACTTGATCAGCTTCTGAAAGGTCAGTCAGGGTTTGTTGGAGCCTTTGATACTGAAGGTCAGGTTGGATCAGGCAACATCAGTGCGGCTGTTCGTCGGATTGCTACCTATCAGGATCAACCTAAGTCCATGAGTGAAACGCAAAGAAATGCATTCACAACAGCTTTCAACAAGCACATGAATGGTAGAAACATTCCTGCTGAACTCAGAAACCGTGTTTATGAAGTAGGTGAAACTGCTGTTGGTATGGGACTGTTCAAGCCAGAAGACATGCAAGATGGAGTAGATGACCTACTGAACAACATGTTCATTGAAGGTGACAACTTCAAAATCAACACCCTCATGTCTCCCGGTGTTGCTGATCAGACGGATGCAGAAAGTCTGTTTTTCCAGCTCACTGAACACGCCTCTAGAGCTAAAACACTCCACGATGAAGGAACAATCATCAGAGACATGCAGGATTATGTGATCGGATATCATGGGTTTGAGCTTGGAACTATTGGTTACAGAGAGCAGATGAAAATGATGACCTTTGTAAGCAGTGCTATTTATCCCGGTCAGTTTGAGATCAGGGACCGACACCAGCAAAGCATGGATCAAACCTATGACATTAAAGGGATACGAAAGGCACAGACAAGACGTATTGTTCAGCAAGCAAAGGACAGAAGACAAAATGCTATTATTGGTCAAGATACAGATGCAGGACCACTCATTGACCTGAGCAACCAACCAAACGCTATGACCGATAAATTCCTTAAAGACATGCCCAAGTTTCTTCAAGCAGTTGAAACCAATGATCTTACGTTTGACAAGGGGATTGAATAATGGCAGAAGACAAAAGCTATCTCAATGTTCCTCTTGGATTACCCCCTACACCCGGAGACATCAGACGCTCACAGCCTGAGCAAGAGCCAGCAAATCCCCTTTCCAGTTTGTTTGGTGGAGCTTGGGAAGATACAGCTTCCTATGCTTCACTGTTGAGGTGGTGGGAAACCCCTGACCATGAAGACCCTGACTTCTTCGTGACAGAAGAGATGATGGAGATGCAGACCAAGGGTCTACCTACTCAGTATGTTGAAGAGGTTGCGAACTCAACCAACGAAGCCCAGTTCATGATGCGTGTGCGTTCCATCAAGGAGCGTCTCAAGACTCGTGAAGAGCTGGGTAAACATGGCTTTAGTGGCATGGCTATGAACTTTGGTGCGGCCATGCTGGACCCCACATTCCTTGTTGCTGCGCCAGTGGCATCTATAGGTCTACTGGGCAAAGCGACCCAGACTGGACTGGCAACCGCTAGGGCTGTCAGAGCAGCGTCAGCAATGAGAGGTCTTAAACTCGCAGGCATCGTTGATGTACCTATTGAGATCGGCAGATATGCCATGGATGACATGGCAGAACTCGAACACCTGTTCTTTAATGTTGCAGCGTCAGCCACCCTGTCAGGAGGAATTGGTGCTGCCTTCCCTACAACCACCGGGTTCAGTAAGGGATGGAAGAAGCAGGTTGAACTTGAACGCCGCAGGATTGCAGCAGAGATCTTTGAGAACGCTGCTGAATCATCAAGAGGATCTACCGCAAGTCTTGCCCAGCAGATGACGGACAGTTACAACCTTCGCGTCATGGCAGATAAGCTGGGAGTTGACACCCGTAAGTATGAAGGTGCTAGTGTTTCAGTTAAGTCAAACGATGAACTACGTATAGACATCGAGAATAAACTCGCTGATGATATGGGGATTGATCGCTCCCTTTATAGCTCCGGTCAGGGTGAAACAACAATCACCCGAGATGGCGTGACTATTAAACTCAAGTCCCGAGAAGAGCTTCGTGAAGCTGTTGATGTTGAACTCAGCAAACAAAACGATCTAAATAAATCGACTGCTGAAGTCAGTGAACTAGATGATGCTCAAGTTGTAAAACAGGCAGAAGAATCAGGAATACCCACAACAACCACCAGCAAAGCTGAAGCCACCCCCGTACCTAAAACACATGATGAAGTAGGTGGTAGTTCGGGTAAAGCAATGAAGAATGCTAAGCCTAGATACAGTCAATCCTCTGAAACCACTTTTGGCGATGACATTGATAAGTCTATTTTTGCTGGAGGCAAAGGTACTAATATTAGTGCTAGTCAAAAGAGGCATAGAGAGTTTGTAATGAATGCTTTAGGTATTACTGAGGGACAGTTCATCTCCCTTAGAGAGGCACTCCTCAACGCAAACAAATCTGGGTATACAAAAGGTAAACCCATGACAATCAGCAGAAGTAACATCCCAAACCTTCAGGACTTTGTAGGGTCATCAGGATCCAAAGCTACACCCAAGCCAAAGGATGTAGTCAAGGCACGACCTATCGAGGATATCCGAAAAGATCTTGTGAAAGAAAGATCTAAAGGAGAGTTCTCAGGTGACGTAAACAATCTTGACAGGAAGTCACTACTGCATCAGGCCAAAGAGAATGGTGTAGAAACTCACCGTGTCAATGAAAACGGTAAGAAGGTGTTCAGGAAAGCTGATGACATCAGAAAAGATCTGATTGAGAAGAAGCTGGAAGAAGCCAGCATCCGAGGACAAGCCAAGACTGCAATTCGGCAGTCTGTTGAGGAAACTGTCGAAGGCGTGGATGCTGATGGTAAGTTCTTTAATTTCACCCCAGATGAATGGGCGGAAGAACTTGCAAAGCCAGCAGCAGAACGAGGCTGGGTAAGTGAACTATTTTCTCGCATACCTTTCCTGCGACCTTGGGCGGTAACAGCCAGTAGATCTCAGAATAAGAACCTGAGAAGCATGATGAGCATCTTTGTTGAAGACCCTACTCTTGGGCCTAAAAGAGATGTTGAAACTGCCGTTGATATGAACTCACAAATCGCTGTCCAACGCTTCATGGAAAAGCGCATGGCTATACACCGAACTGGTGGCGACGAAGCTCTGAAGAAGTTTGATGAAAGCGTTGCAAGAGCCATCAGGACGGGTGAAGATATGGCTGGAATGGCTGGTGAAGCTGCCGCCGAAATCAGATCATTCTTCAAACAGATGGCTGATTATGGCGCAAATTCAGGCATTGAAGCGTTGAAAAACATGACTAGGAATCCTAACTACATTCCTAGAGAAGCCAAGAAGATTGCCGTCATGATGGCCCGTGATGTGTACGGGGATGATGCAGTTCTTGATTTCCTTGAGAGAGCCTTGAAACGTGGCGATCCTGAAATGGATCCTAAAAAGATCAAGGCAACCGCAAGAGGTTGGATGACTTATGCATCTGATCCAGAAGGTTATACCAACGCCCGTGTGACAAGCTCTCAGAAGAATGCTAAACGTCTTGCTGCCATGGAAGAAGCACTTAGAAAAGGTGGCGTAGATGGCGACGATCTTGAAGAAATCATGGACCTGTTTATTCCTAAGAGCCAAGATGCTCACTTAGGATCAACAAACAGGCGCATCAACTTTGATGAAGGATTCTCCATGGAGATGGAGAATGGTGATGTACTAGATTTCAGCATGCTCCTTGAAAACAACATGCAGTATCTGATGGATAAACATGCAAGAAGAGTCATCGGTGCCGCAGAAATAACCAAGACAGCCAAAGCTCTTGGTATTGAGACAAGCGGAACAGGAACAGTTCCAACCATTGATGACATGATCAAGTGGCTCAAAAAGGGTGGTGATCTTACTGAAACCGAAATGAAAGGTTTCATGGTCACATACCGTCACATCATGGGTCTTGGTCAGGAAGATCTCATCAACATCCCCGGATCACGCTCTGTCATGCAGACACTCAGTGACTACGCATTCATCAACTCGATGGGCAACGTAGGCATTGCACAGATTCCAGAGTTCTATAACTCAACAGCATCAAATGGCCTTGTTGCGGCACTTCAGACAATTCCTGCATTGAGAAGACTTACTCGTAATGCTCGTACAGGCGAGATTGAAGATACTGTTATGCAGCAGATGGCAGAGTTGAGTGCTGTTGGTGAGATGCTCCACAAGAGCCATTCTATTCGGCACAAGACTCAAGATGGTATGGGTGTGACTCCGGGCAGTGGAGGACGAGTAGCAAGAGGCATGGACCTCGCCAGAGATGTCGTGTCCGGCACTAAGCAGGTAAAGATTGGAAAGTACCACGTACCTTTCAACCCCTTAGGTATTGCTCCGATGGACGAAGCTCTGCGAATGGGCCATGTCAGAGCAACCATGCAGAACTGGGTCAACACCGCGTTCACTGTCAAGAATGGCAAGCCCGTCAAGAACAGCTTCTTCAGCAAGAGTCGAGACAGGTTCAAAGACCTTGGATTCACAGATACTGAGATTGATGAACTGATGGAGGAACTCGCCAACCCCAACGTGGTTGAGACTGTTCCCGGCATGGTGACGGGTCGTAAGATTGTCAACTTGAACTTTGACAACATGGACCCCAAGCTAAAGATGAAACTACAGTTCGCGTTGAGAAGAGATACCGACCGAGTTATTCAGCGTAACAAGATTGGTAACTTGCCTTACTGGATGAACACCCCCACAGGTGCGTTGCTCACTCAGTTCAGGAAGTTTGCAATCAACGCCACTCAGAAGCAGCTTGCCTACAACATGAAGCACAACGACATGAAGTCATTCAATACTCTGATGGGTACATGCGTTGTTGGATACCTCGGATATGTGGTGAACGTCCATATCAGTGCCACTAAGTTTGAAGGCAGAGAAAGAAAAGAATTCTTGGAGAATGCATTTGGTGAGAAAGAATTTATGGGAGTGAAGATTCCCGGTGGCAACAACACTATTGCAGCTATAACTAGGTCGGGTGCATCAGGAATTCTCCCTGCACTACTCGACCCGATTGCAGGCATGATCAGTCCTGAAGAAGAGACTCTTCTCAACCCTTACTTCAGAACGTCTGGATACAACGTGTCCCCTCTATCAGGCATTCCTGCGTATGCGCTTGTGACAGGAGGATTCAGCAGTGGCTCTGATCTTGTTCGTGGCGGACTGTATGAACTTACTGGTGGTATAGCTGGTGAGCAATATGACAGGAAGAAGATGCAGAGGTTGATACGCCTTGGACCTGCGAGAAACAACGTGTTGATGAACCAACTGCTTAGAGAATTCACTGATCTAATTCCTGAAGACTAACCCAAACTAACGAGGATTAAAATGCCAAACAGTTACCATGATGTGAACTATGCATCACCCAGCACAACGCTGGCTTTTACTAACAATGATCTGAAATATCTTGAGTTGGCCCACATGAAGATTGTGGTTTCAAACACGAAC